CATGAGAACTAATGCTTTATATTGTCTACGTGTTGTTGATTCAGAAACAGAGGAGTAATCATATGTGGAAATCAGAAGTGCCTTTAGCAGACACGCTTAGAATGATTGACCTTATTAAAGAGGTTGATATCATTAAGTATTCTCAAGTAGAATACAGAGAAGTTGTAAGCTCTATCATGCTTTCTTTCATTACTGATTATGAAGATCAAGATGTTCAAGAATCATCTATCTGCTTTTCAAGGTAGGTGATTGCGCTTCTTTAGTAAATGTGATATAATATATAAACCATAGGAGAGTAATATGTTTAAGTTTCATGACCACATACAGATAAACTTATCGCAGGATACTGTATGTGGGGAATCTTTGGATAGTATTATCCTGCGACATAGTGACGCAACATCTATTACAGATGTATCAGTAAGAGATTGTAATAAAATATTAAACAACGAACTAGAGGAGTGGGAACATGAATACCATCAGTACCTCGATTCCCTTAAAGTATTTAACTAATAGGCGTAGGAAGGTAGAGCATATTAGTTTTCGTGACCCTTATTGGGAGCAAAGAAGAAAGCATCAAGTAGTAACTGATAAAAAGAAAGAAGATAATAAAAGAAAATGTAGGTCTAAAGATGTTTATTATAGTACAGATTGAAGGAGAACCTACACTAGAAAACTTACATGCTCTTCCCAATGCTGTTGGAAATAAGCTTGAGGTATTTTCTTCAAAGGAAGATGCATGTGAGTTACTAGAGTTACTATGGAATATTGATCCTGAAGATCAGGAAGAAAATAATATTCATGTATGGCGACTACATTAAGGAGATTCTTATGGTAGATTTATTGGCTATGTTAATTGAATACCTAATAGGTTTTATATAGGAGGTTAATATGAACCTTACTAATTTAATACACTCCTTACAAGATGTATCTAATACATTAAGTATAGTAAATGAAAACTGTGATGTGAAAGGAAAGAAAAAAATTATTGAAGACATGAGAAAGAAAAGTGTTTCTGATTTAAACAACATAATCAATGACTTACAATCCTTACAAAGAGAAAGAATAGGACTGGAGATAGGAGCATGGCGTTCATAAGATTCATTATAATATTAGGTATAATTTTCTTTTCTTCTGTAGCTTATGCTGAAGAAGATAAAGAATTAAAATGTTTAGTAGAGGCAGTCTATCATGAAGCTCGATCTGAATCTTTTACAGGTCAGTTAGCGGTAGCCAATGTAATAATTGAACGTGCTAATCTTTCAAAGTTTCCTAATACAATATGTAAAGTTGTACATGCTGGTAAGTATTGGAAAGGAAACATAGTAAGAAATAAATGTGCATTCAGTTACTACTGTGATGGTAAAAAAGAATGGTCATCTATTGAGAAAGAAGCTTTAGATACAGCTTATCAAGTATCTGCTTTAGCTTTAGATGGTGTTACTCTTATGTCTACCTTGGGAGCTACGCATTATCATGCTAGTTATGTATCTCCTTCTTGGACTAACAACATGGAAAGACTACAACAAATAGGAACACATATTTTCTATGTTGACTAACCTGAAAATCTATGATAATATTCGTTTAAAGAGAGGTTATTATGGGTAGAGTTAAAGACTTACTATATACTGGAGTATATGATATGGGTTATGAAGATGATCTATTAAGAGAAAATAATATATTACAAAAAAATATAAGAGAGTTACAAGAACAATTACAGAAAGCCCATCAAAGGATAAAACATCTTGCTGATAGTAGTTGGAGTGAAGATGAACCAGATAAAAATCAAATAGAGTTAGATTTGAAATGACTGAAGATAGTTTTTGCAAAGTGTTTGATTTTGTTTCTATCAAGGCAACGATAGAAGAAAGAGATCAGGTAATCTACTGTGAGGTTTCTGAAGAAGAATGGGAAGACTGTGTTTATATTTTGTTTTCATTCATGGCAGAGAATGGATATGATCCACACAGACAAGCAGAAATAATTCAATTTGTTAAAGATTACTTTCCTAACTTACCTAACAATGACAATGAGGATCAAGAAGATGACTAAAAATTTATGGGATAAGGAAGAGCGACAGGTCTTTCGATCTCTGACTAGACAATATAAACAAGAAGGTTATGATAATAAAGAAGCTAAGAAGTTAGCAAGACAAGAAACAAAAGAAATCATGAGCGACAAGATTGAGTTCGCTGAAACTTTATATGAACAGGCTTTGCAAGACTTTGATTGAAGACATAATAAATAAAGTTATTTTATTACAAGCATTAAACTATGATGCTCATTTTAAATTTAACAAAAAGAAAGGAGGAATGCTTTGTGCTAAAGAAGATGGTAAAGTTGTATGGATATATCCATATATTACTGCACCTCAAAAGTCTCATACTAGAACAGTACTTACAAATTATTTTGGTAAGTCTATTATTAGGAATTAAATATGTCTGGTAAATGGTTAGAACGAGGAGCGTGTCCTGAGTGTGGGTCTAGCGATGCTAATGTTAGCCACTCAGAAGGATACTCTCATTGCTTTTCTTGTGATACGCATTTTAAAGAAGGAACTGATCAAGTGGTTGTACCTATGCAGAATATAAAAGAAGGCTTTACAGTAGGAGAACTAAAAGGAATTGATGATCGTAAGATTAGTAAGGCTACGTGTAAGAAGTTTAATACCTTTGTAAAGACTAACGGTAATACAATTACTCATCACATCTATCAGTATTATGATTCAAAAGGAGAATATGTAGGCAACAAGGTCAAGCAAGTAGAAGGTAAAAAGTATTGGTCTGAGGGTAACATTCAGAATGCAGGGTTGTTTGGTCAAGATATCTTTACACCCAGAGGAAAGTATGTAACTGTGTGTGAAGGTGAACTAGATGCTATGTCTGCTTATGAATTGCTGGGATCGAAGTGGCCCACAGTATCTATCAAGTCAGGAGCGCAAGCTGCTCTGCGTGATTGCAAGAGTGCGTTTGAATATCTCAACAGCTTTGAGAATGTTGTTCTCTGCTTCGACTCTGATAAACCTGGAAAGGAAGCGGCAGAGAAAGTAGCTCAACTCTTTGAGCCTAACAAGTGTCGCATTATTCATCTTGAATACAAAGATGCAAATGAATATCTCAAGATGAATAAGCGTCAGAAGTTTACAGAAGAATGGTGGAATGCTAAACCATTTACACCAGCAGGTATTATCAATCTAGATTCTTTACAAGATTCTTTGTATGACGAAGCACACTTTGAAACGTGCCTCTATCCTTGGTCTGGTCTGAACGATAAGACCTATGGTATGAGGACAGGAGAGCTTGTAACCTTTACCAGTGGTGCTGGCATGGGTAAGTCTAGTATCATCAGAGAGTTGATGCATCATCTCTTGAAAAGTACCAAGGATAACATTGGTGTCTTGGCTATGGAAGAAAGCATCAGGTCTACAGCCTTTAACATCATGGCAGTGGAGGCTAATGCTAGGCTGTATATCAAGGAAGTACGAGATCAGTTTGATAAGAAAGACCTACTCAAGTTTCAGAAAGATACACTAGGTACAGGCAGGTTCTTTGCCTTTGATCACTTTGGTTCGATAGGTAACGATGAGATACTTAATCGAGTCAGATTCATGGCAAAGGCTCTTGAGTGTCGTTGGATTATTCTTGATCACTTGTCTATCTTGGTATCAGGTCAAGAACAATTTGGTGATGAACGTAAGTCAATTGATATTCTAATGACCAAGCTTCGTAGTCTTGTGGAAGAAACAGGATGTGGATTGCTCTTGGTATCTCACTTGCGTAGACCATCAGGTGATACTGGACATGAGAATGGTAAAGAAATTACCTTGTCACACCTTAGAGGAAGTGCTAGTATTGCACATCTTAGTGACAGTTGTATTGGCTTGGAAAGAAATCAACAAGCAACTGATGAGGTAGAGGCTAACACTACTGTCCTTCGTATCTTGAAGAACAGATATACAGGTGATGTTGGCATTGCTTCATATCTTTACTATGATAAAGAGACAGGAAGGATGAGTCAGATAGATAATCCTTTTGATGCAGAAACTACAACAGATGAGGAGGTGCCTTTCTAATGTCGAAGTGTGTGGTAGATATCGAAACAGATGGTTTAGATGCTACTAAGTTACACTGTATAGTAGCTAAAGATATAGACACACAAGAAACTTTTACCTGGGAAGAAGATAAATGCAAAGACTTTGTATCTTGGTCAACTAAATATGATAAGCTGATCATGCACAATGGTATTAACTTTGATGGGTATTGGTTAAACAAATTACTAGGCATGAATATACAACTCAATCAGATAGAAGATACTCTGATCATGTCCCAACTTTATAATCCTATTCGTTCTGAAGGACATTCGCTTAAAGCATGGGGCGATAAACTAAGAATGCCTAAAGGAGATGTAGATAGTTTTGAGTACTACTCTCCAGAGATGTTAGAGTATTGTAAACAAGATGTTAATATTACCTCACGATTGTATAAAGTTTTAGAAGATGAGGGTAAAAGTTTTTCTTCTAAATCTAAACATCTTGAGTATAAGGTACGTGCTATTATTGATCAGCAAGAACGCAATGGCTTTGCTTTCAATCTTCGCAAAGGACAATCACTCTTGGGTTGTCTAGAGGATGAGGCTAATGAATTAAGTGATACAGCACAAGAGATGGTTCCACCTACTAAGGTAGAGTTAAAGACTAAGACAAAATATATTCCTTTTAATATAGGTTCTCGTCAGCAAATAGCTGCTGTCTTACAAGAGAAAGGATGGAAGCCTGAGACATATACAGAGAAGGGAAATATTATAGTCAACGATGATGTTCTCTCCAAGATTGACATGGACGAGGCTAGAATGTTCAGTCGTTATTTGCTCTTGCAAAAGCGTATAGCCCAGATTCGATCTTGGATAGAAAAGTGTGGGGATGAAGGCAGAGTTCATGGAAAAGTAATGACACTCAAAACAATCACAGGAAGAATGGCACACAACAGCCCTAATATGGCTCAAGTGCCAGCCTCTTACTCTCCCTATGGTGCTGAGTGTCGTGAGCTTTGGACTGTTAGTAATCCCCATACTCATAAATTAGTAGGCACAGATGCTTCAGGCTTGGAGCTACGTGTCTTGGCTTCTTACATGAAAGATAAAGCATTCATTGAAGAAGTTCTTAATGGTGATGTACATACAGCTAACATGAAGATGGCTGGATTAAATGATAGGTCCCAAGCAAAGACATTTATATATGCATTATGTTATGGTGCAGGTCCAGCTAAGATAGGTAGTATAGTTGGTGGGTCTTCTAAAGAAGGACAGGTTCTTATAAATAGATTTCTCAACAACATGCCACGCTTTAAAAACTTGCGTAACCAAGTTATTGAAGCTGCTGAGAGTGGTGTAATCAAAGGACTTGATGGTAGGCTGTTACACATACGAAACTCTTTCTCTGCTTTGAACACCTTGATCCAAGGAGCAGGAGCAGTTGTATGTAAACAATGGCTTGTCCATATGATGGCTGAAGTATATGCATCAGGTCTTGATGTTAAACTAGTAGGGAGTATTCATGACGAATATCAATTTGAAGTATCTAATCAAGATGTAAAAAGATTTACAGAGATAACTAAATACTCTATGATTAAGACTACTAAAACCTTAAACCTAAACTGTCCTTTGGATAGTGAACACAAAGTAGGAACCACATGGTTAGAAACGCACTAGTACATAAAGAAAATATGGAACTAGGATTAAAGACTGAAAGTTTATTTGAGGAGGTAGCTAAGAAAGAAAACTTTATAGTACGAAAATCAAGTCTATCAGAAGACAGGCATAAACATATAGATTTTTTTCTGGAACAGGATCGTTTTAAATATAGTGTAGATGTCAAGGCTAGGAAGAAAACGACCAGAGGCGATGTCAAAGTTAATGATGAGTGGACCTGGATTGAATTTAAAAATGTACTTGGTAGGAAGGGATGGCTGTATGGTGAAGCTGACTACATAGCATTTGAAAGAGCAGATGATTTTCTAATGATCAACAGAGAAAATCTAGTAAAATTCTGTGAGGATAATGTTGATTTAGAAACGATGGTTTCCAAACCTTACCTAGCAGAGTATAAAGTTTATCAACGACAAGGCAGGAGGGATTTAATTACGAGAGTTCGTATGGGTGATCTAGCTAACTTAGAAGAAAATATAATTTTGCAAAAATAGTTATTGACCCTGTGTTACTTATCATGTATAATTCGTTTTGAAACCATGCAGAAATATCTGCTATAATTTAAGGAGAATATACTATGGGTGTTATCAATGGAACTGCTTACTGGGCATCAGTCACTATCCCTAACACAACGTACAATGAAGATGGAGAATGGAAGATTGATGTATGTAATCTTTCTGAATCGACTGTGGCTAATCTAATTTCAGATGGCTTGGAAGAGCGTATTAAAAATAAAGATGACGAGCGTGGTGATTTCATCAGCTTGAAACGTCAAGTTAAGAATCAACGTACAGGACAGGCTAACTCTGCTCCTGATGTGATGGATGCACAGAAGCGTCCTCTTGTAAATACTTTGGTAGGCAATGGGTCTATCGTAAATGTTCTGTATCGTCCATATGATTGGACTTATCAGAAACGTAAGGGACGCTCTGCTTCTCTTGAGGCAGTGCAAGTTCTTGATCTTGTTCCTTATGGTGGTTCTGCATCAGATGCTTTTGATGTAGTTGACGATGGTTTCTCCTCGATGAATGAAGAAACTATTCCTCTTTCATCCTAACTAGGGAAGGGGGAACTCTGGGTGACTAGGGTTCCCCCTATTTTTTATGAAAAATATAGATACATTAGTAGAAGATATTTATTCCTTGTTTGAAGAGGCTGTTCCTGACATGTCTGATTCTCAGGTAGATACTATTATCAATAAGTTTGGAGACTCCTTGAAGGTACACCTCAAGGCTTTTATTTATGAGGAAGAACGCCGAAGAGATTCTCTAAGGTTATCTGCCATAGGTAAACCTGAACGTCAACAGTGGTACTCAGCATCTCCTAACTCAACTGTTAAAGAAACTATTGAGCTTGAAGGAAAGGATAAGATTAAGTTTCTATATGGTTATATCTTGGAAGAACTTCTACTTACCTTGTCTTCTCTGGCTGGGCATACTGTCACAGACGAGCAGAAAGAAGTTGAAGTTGAAGGAGTCAAGGGACATCAAGATGCTATTATTGATGGTGTTCTTATTGATTGTAAGTCTGCATCAGGTAGAGGCTTCGACAAGTTTAAGAATAACTATGTCTCTTCAGATGATCCTTTTGGTTACATAGCTCAACTGTCTTCCTATGCAGAGGCTAATGGACTGAACGATGCTGCTTTCTTGGCTATCAATAAACAATCAGGAGAGATATGCTTATCCAAAGTACATTCTATGGAAATGATCAATGCAGCAGAACGTGTTAAATATATTAAAAATGTTATTAAACAAGACACTCCTCCAGCTAAGTGCTATGAGCCTGTTCCTGATGGTAAGTCTGGGAATTATAAGTTGGCTATTGGTTGCATCTACTGTGACTATAAGCGTGACTGTTGGATGGATGCTAATCAAGGTAAAGGATTACGTGTGTTTGATTATGCAACAAACCCACGCTACCTTACACAGGTTTCTAAGACTCCTAATGTAGATGAGATTGTAGACTGGTAATGCACTGGAAGTACACAGGTAAACCAGACATTGAAAATAAATTTGGTTTTGTTTATGTCATCACCAATAAGAAAACAGGTAAAGCTTACATAGGATGCAAGCAATATTGGCATTATAAAAAAGGTAAGCAATATAGACAATCTAATTGGAAAGTTTACATGGGTTCTTCTCGCTCTTTGACAGAAGATATTAAGAAGCTTGGTAAAAGAAATTTTAAATTTGAAATAATTGCTGAGTTTAAAAACAAACGTAGCTTACGCTACTATGAGTGTTACTATCAAATGAAGTATAATGTTTTAGCTTCTGTTCTAGAAGGAACAGATGAACCAGCATATTATAATAATTATGTAGGAGGTAAATGGTATAGGCCAGTAGAGAGCTATGAATCAGAATTATAAAAATATAATGAACACCTTAACATCCATCACCAATGAATCTATTTTTATAGGTACTCCTAACAACGAGTACCATTCATTATTTATGGGTGTTATTCTTAGAGCCTTGTTAGATGTTAGTAAACCTTCCACAAGTGTAGAGCCTAGTAGTATCAAAGCAGATCGTCTGGCCGCACGTTCCTGGTTCTTTACTACGTCTGGAGTTACGTGTGAAAACTTTGAGTATGTGTGCGACATAGCTGGCATAAACCCTGTGGCTATGCGTTCTGTAGCAACAAAGGTATTACAAAGAAAGGATATAAGTAATGTCAGGAAAGAAATCAATTCTTTCTTCAACAGAGAAAACTGATATGGTTAATAGTCCCAAGCATTATAGAATGCAGGGAGTAGAGGCAATTGATATTTTAGAAATGTCCATGACTGAAGAAGAGTTCTTAGGATATCTTAAAGGAAACGTATCAAAGTATCTACTAAGATATAAACATAAAAGCAAACCCAAAGAAGATTTGCAAAAAGCCAAATGGTATATAGAGAAACTAATAGAAAAAATATAGAGGAGAACCTGGATGAACGAGATTACTTTACCTACAAACTATCAATCCTTTATACACATGTCGAGATACTCTCGTTGGTTAGATGATCAAGGACGTAGAGAATCATGGGAAGAAACCATTGATAGGTATCTTTCTTTTATGGCAGATCATCTCAAAGAAAATTATAGCTACTCTCTCTTTGGTGTGGAGTTAGCTGACATTCGCAGAGGTATGTTGAACCTAGAAGTACTAGGTTCCATGAGAGCATTGATGACTGCTGGTCCTGCCTTGGAACGTGAACATATCTCAGGATACAACTGTTCTTATCTGCCTATCGATTCTCCTCGTTCCTTTGATGAGTGTCTGTATATCTTGATGAATGGTACAGGTGTAGGTTTTTCTGTTGAGCGTCAGTATATCAACAAGCTTCCTACTATTCCTGATCAATACTTTGAGAATACAGATGACGTTATCTCTGTTGCTGATTCCAAAGAAGGTTGGGCTAGAGGACTGCGTGATCTTATCTCTCTCCTATACACCAATCGTATACCCAAGATAGATACCAGTAAGATACGCCCTGCTGGTGCAAAGCTAAAGATATTTGGTGGGAGAGCATCTGGTCCTGCTCCTCTGGAAGAACTGTTTGACTTCACTATTCAGACGTTTAGGAAAGCCAAGGGACGTAAGCTTACCTCTATTGAGTGCCATGATATTATGTGTAAGGTAGGTCAAGTTGTAGTGGTAGGAGGAGTCAGAAGGTCTGCCTTGATCTCACTCTCTAACCTCACTGATGAACGTATGCGTATGGCTAAGAGTGGTGATTGGTGGGTAGACAATCAACAACGTGCCTTGTCTAATAATTCTGTATGCTACACAGAACGTCCTGATATGGGTATCTTCATGAAGGAATGGTTATCTCTTTATGAAAGCAAGAGTGGTGAGAGAGGTATCTTTAATCGTGCCTCTGCACAGGTCAAGGCAGCATCTAATGGAAGGCGTGATGGTGACATAGAGTTTGGTACTAATCCTTGTTGTGAAATTATCCTACGACCTTATCAGTTTTGTAATCTATCAGAGGTTATCTGTAGAGTAGATGATACTATGGATACACTCAAGAACAAAATTAAACTGGCTACTATACTAGGTACATTTCAATCTACTCTTACAGACTTTGGATATATTCGTAAGCGTTGGAAGAATACTACAGAAGAGGAAAGGTTACTTGGTGTGTCTCTGACAGGTATCATGGACTGTCCTGCTGTATATGATGCTTCTCCAGAAGCTCTTCAACAACTAAGAGATGTAGCTATTAAGACTAACAAAAAACTGGCAGAGAAATTAGGTATCAATCAGAGTACTGCTGTTACATGTGTTAAACCTTCTGGTACTGTGTCACAACTTGTTGATGCTGCTTCTGGTATTCATGCCAGACATAATCCTTACTACATCAGAACAGTCAGGGGAGACAACAAAGACCCTCTGACAATGTTTCTCCAGGATAAAGGTGTACCATCAGAGCCTGACTTTACAGCACCTGATAATGTAACTGTGTTCTCCTTCCCCATGAAGAGTCCAGACAGTGCAGTGTGTAGGCATGACATGGGAGCATTAGCACAACTAGAACTCTGGCTCAAGATTGCAGACAACTACTGTGAACATAAACCTTCTGTTACTATTTCTGTTCAGGAACATGAGTGGTTAGAGGTAGGAGCATGGTGTTGGGAACATTTTGATTCTCTCTCTGGTATATCTTTCCTTCCTTTCTCTGATCATTCTTATAAGCAAGCTCCTTACCAAGATATAGACAAAGAAACTTTTAAAGACTTGACAGATAAGATGCCACCTGCTATAGATTGGTATGAGTTATCTAAGTATGAGAAAGGAGATACAACTACTGGATCGCAAGAGCTTGCCTGTGCAGGTGGAGTATGTGAAATCGTAGACATAGGAGCATAAATGAATCGTAAACTAACATATCACCTAAAAGATTTTAAAAATACAGTCCCTAAACAAAATGAAGATATTATTAAAGCTATTGATTTACTTTTATTTTATATTGATATGCGTACTGCTGTAGAAGATTACCCTGATTCAGGGTTTACTGACAGTTTTAGTTCTTTAGAAACAAGGAAACTTAAATGAACAATAGGGATTCTAAAAGAATACCTAAATATCTGGGAGGTATTCCTACAGAGAGTAGAGGTTTCAAAGAATATATCAAAGATGTTATGAAAAAAGTAAGGAACTATTTTAAATGGAAGTAACACTGATAGATCATATGGGTTCAGACCTGACAGTGGTAAACGCTGCCAGAGTTTCCTTCTCCAAAGAATCTGAATGGGAAAGCGTTACTCCTGCTGGGCCTATTAATAACCTACTAAAAGAATCAGATGATAAGCTCATTCAATATCTTGCCAAGCATAATCATTGGACTCCTTTTGGTCACTGCTCTCTCTCCTTTAGGATCAAGGCACCTATCTTTGTAGCCAGACAACTGGGTAAACATCAGGTCGGTCTAGTATGGAACGAAGTGAGTAGGCGATACGTGGATAGTCAACCTGAGTTCTACTACCCTGAGTACTGGAGAGGTAGACCCACTGATAAGAAGCAGGGAAGTTCTGAAGAAGAGATTGATATTAATCCCTCTACAGGCACAGGTCCATCTCTTCTGAGCGACTATGAACAAGCCATAAGAAGATGTATGTGGACCTACGATGAGCTACTTAGAAAAGGAGTAGCGCCTGAGATGGCACGTATAGTGCTGCCCCAGAGCATGTTTACTGAGTGGTACTGGACAGGTAGTCTCATAGCCTTTAGCAGGGTGTGTTCTCTTAGGATTAAGGAAGACGCGCAAGAAGAGACCAGAGAGATTGCATCTTTGATAGATACAGAATGTGAGAAACTTTTTCCTGCATCTTGGGTACATCTGAAGAAACTCTCGTAGCTCAACTGGATAGAGCAACAGACTTCTAATCTGTAGGTTGCAGGTTCAAGTCCTGCCGAGAGTGCCAAATAAACAGTTGACTTATAAAAGTAACTGTGATATACTTTGTATAATACAACCAACGAGGTGCCGTTCTTGGGCCTCTTACAACTCGCTGAAAAGGAGTATAGATTATGATGGCAAAATGGAATAGAGATAGAATGTTAGGAATGGGTGAGCTAGTACAAGCCATGACTAACATATCATACGAAGATAATTCTTATCCCCCTCACAACATTAACGAGGAGAATAAAAACTATACGATTGAACTTGCTCTTGCAGGATGGGAAAGTAAAAACATTTCTATCTCTGTGGAAAATTCTAAGCTTACCATAACAGGTAGGTGGAGTGCCGCCAAACCTGACAGCATGTACCACCAAGGTATCTCATCTAAAAATTTTAGTAAAAGTTTTATTCTTTCTCCTCACCATAAGGTAGAGAGTGCAGAGCTAAAGAATGGTCTACTGACTATTGAAATTAAACACGTTTTACCTGAAGAACTAAAACCAAAGAACATTCCTATAAAGGTTATTTAGTTACAAAACTTTATATAAAACAAAGTATTTTAAATTGAGGAGTAAGAATGACACAGACATATAATATTTATGTAGGTTATGATCCTAAAGAAGAGATAGCATATGAAATTCTTAAATGGAATTTAGAACGTATTGCTAAAAATCCTGTGAATGTTTTCCCTTTGCGTAAAGATATTCTTGAAAAGATTGGAATGTATAGTCGAGAGTATACAGATATCAAAGGACAAAAGATTGATAAGATTGATGGTAAACCTTTCTCTTCTGATTTTTCTTTTAGTCGTTTCTTGGTTCCTGCCTTGAACATGTATCAAGGATGGGCTTTGTATATGGACTGTGACATGTATCCAAGGAGTGATATCTGTGAATTGTTTGAAGAATACAACGATCCTTTTCATCCTATTTATTGTGTTAAACATGAGTACATACCTGAAAATAGTACGAAGATGGACAATCAAAAACAGGAACAGTATTATAGAAAAAATTGGTCAAGCCTCATGCTGTTCAATTGCGCGCATCCTCAAAATCAAATGCTTACTCCGTATGTAGTCAACACTCAGACAGGTCAGTATCTTCATAAGTTTGGATGGTTGCCTGATAAGCCAGCAGATATTGGTTCTATTAAGGAGGAATGGAACTGGCTTGATGGTCACTCGCCTGAAGAAATTGAAGCCAAGAATGTTCACTTCACTACTGGTGGTCCTTGGTTTTATAACTGGAAATGTAAACGAGAAATGGATGGTAAGTATGCAGCAGAGTGGAACAATGATGCTGTTTACCTCCAAACAATTGGTGTGCTTAAAGATGAAGTACATAAATATTTTTTATAAGGAATAATAACACAGATGACTAATGTTAATTTTGTAACTTCTTTTAATGAAAATTTATTTGTAGATACTTCATATAAATTTTTAGAGTCTGTCTTGTCTAAGTGGGAACCCAAGATTAAACTTAATTGTTATACCCATAACGTAGACTTAGAAAACTATGTAGTACCTGATGCAAAGAATATTACTTTCAATTCTCTCCATGATGTAGAGACATATGATTCTTTTCAAGAGACGTTTAAAAAACACAATGGTACTGAAGGTGAGACAGTAGATTACAACTGGAAGTTAGATGCTTTACGTTGGTCACATAAAGTATTTGCCCTTACAGAATCTGCATTCAATCTAGTAGCTGCCTCTGATAATCCTGGATGGTTGATCTGGATTGATGCAGATTCTTATACCTTGAATAGACTTACACAAAAAGATATCTTGGCTATTCTACCTGAAGGTGCTGATGTTGTATGTCTTGAGCGTACTGATCAAGAGTATCATGAAGGTGCTTTCATGGCATTCAATCTTAACAGCCAATCAACTCAAGACCTTCTAGGAGATTTGCGAGGTGCTTATATTTCTGGAGAAGTATTTAACTACAGAGAGTGGCATGATTCTTTTATCTTTACTAGACTACTCACCATCTACAAAGCACATGGTTTAAAAGTATCTAACCTTGGTATCAATGCCAACACAGAAAAGCTTAGTGCTTTTGAACAGTCTCCTCTTGCCTCAATGTTCCTTCATTTTAAAGGAGCAGATGCTATCTCTTTGAAAAACTTGAGAGATGAGAATGGAGAAAGATTTGTATCCTTGTCAGAAGATACAACACATGACATTCTTCCCAGCAGGTATACCCTGTTGTCAGATATCATGAAGCATTATAAATCTGAAGGAACTATCATAGAGACAGGCACCTGGAATGGTGGTCGTGCCATTCAAATGGCTATGACTATGTTTGAGAATACTGACAAGGTACATTATATTGGTTACGATTTGTTTGAAGAAGCTACTGCTCAAACAGACGAAGAAGAGTTTAATGTAAAAGCTCATAACAAAATGAGTGCTGTTGAGAAAAGACTTACTGATTTTAGCAACATCATGTTGAAAAGAAAATCAAAGTACTTTACCTTTGAACTTATCAAGGGTAATACCAGAGAGACGCTCAAGAAAAGAGATGCTGACTTTGTTCTTCTAGGTGGTGGTAACAGTTTTGAAACAGTAAACAATGAGTATGAAAAACTTAAACATAATAAAGTAATTGTTCTTGATAATTTTTATATGACAGATAACTCTGAGAGAAACGTAGTTGAAAAGTATCAAGGTGTGAACAAAGTCTTTGACTCTATTAAAGAAAACTTAAAAGAAGATAAAGAAGAAGACCAAGAAGGTTGGACATCTTTTGAAGATACAGATACAGGAATAAGAAAACTTATTCTTCCTTCATCAGATGATGTAAGAGGTGGAGGTATCTCACATATCTGCTTAATCTTAAATGATCCTGATCTTCCTGAAGTACCCAAGAAATTTAAACAAGTCCCTATCGTTGTTAATCCTAGAGACTGTGTATCAAAGGATTACATCAGAGATAATATTAAATCTAATCTTAAAATGATTGATCATAGTAGATTTATGCATCGTATCAGTCCTCATAATCAAACAGCTTTGATTGTATCAGGTGGTCCTTACCTAAACATCAAAGAACTTAAAGATACTATTAAAGAAAATCCTGGATGTAAGGTTGTGTGTGTCAAGCACAGTTACAATAAACTTCTTGAGAATAATATTAAACCTTGGGCGTGTGTCTTACTTGATCCTCGTCCCATTACAGGCATTAGTACTCATGGTGTTATGCGTAAAGATTTATTCAAGAAGGTTGATCCCTCTACTAAATTCTTTGTAGCATCCATGACTGATCCTTCAGTGACAGAACATCTGATTAAAAAGAAAGCTGATATTTATGGATGGCATGCCTTTACTGAATCTCTCAGAGAAGAAGATGAACGTGGCATACAAATTATAAACAATCAAGTACATCTTATTGATGAGCTAGGTATTCCTCAAGGATCAACTTTAATTACAGGTGGTACGTGTGCAGCGATGAGAGCTATTGGTATCATGAACACAATGGGTTTCAGAGAGATGCATCTGTTTGGTTTTGATTGCTCTATGGAAGAGCCTACTGAAAAACAAATGGAAGAAACTACAGGGGCTGAAGATGAAGAGCCTAAGGCTAAATATATGAAAGTCACTGTGAATGATAAGGACTTTTGGACTACAGGAGAACTCTTAGCAATGGCACAGGATTGTGAGCGTACATTCAGAGACGATAACTCAGCAATTAATTTTACTTATCATGGCGAAGAAACAATGGTAGCAGAGCTGTGGAAAATTATTGAATCAGAAAGACCTCTGCCTAATTTCAAGGAGGTGTTTGATGACTAAATTATCTAGAAAGAATCCATCAGAAAGATATGAAGAACTCGTTGAGAAGTATAAAAAAATACATGATAGAGGACCAGGATATTTTAATGGCAAAAGCTTATTAAAATATGTGTCTCAAGTACATCAGAAACTTATTGCACATGAATGTAAAACATTGCTAGACTATGGCGCAGGTAAAGGTCTTCTCTACACAGATGAGTGTGCCAATGTACAGCCTTTGTTAGCAGGTGGTAAGGTAATGACCAGACCACTACAAGAACTATGGAATCTTACTAGCCATCGTTGTTATGATCCTGCTTATGAAGAACACTCTACGAAACCAAAGGGAAAGTTTGATGCAGTTATTTCTATTGATGTTCTTGAGCATGTGAATGAGGATGATCTTGAATGGGTATTAAATGAAATCTTTTCCTATTCACAGAAGATGGTCTTTCTTAATATAGCTTGCTTCAAAGCGTCTAAACATTTTGATGATGGCGAAAACGTACATATAAGTGTATTTAATCCTGAGTGGTGGTATATCCTAGTATCTGATATTATGAAAAGTTATCCTGATATTACTACTTATTTACTGTGTGAAAAGATAGGACACCAAACAGACTATGTAATCAGAGGAGGAGAGTAACATGTTAGGAATTGCAGAGAGTGTTATTGGAGTAGCAGGTAAAGTCCTTGATAAATTTGTAGAGGATAAAGATTTAAAGACTAAACTTAATGCAGAACTTCAATCACAACTAATTAACTTAGATACTCTTCAAGCACAAACAAATCTAGAACAAGCGAAGCATGATTCTATTTTCGTGGCTGGGGCAAGACCAGCTATCATGTGGATATGTGCCTTTGCTTTGGCTTGGCAGTACATCCTAGCACCTATGGCATCATGGGGGTTAGCTATTTGGTATCCAGTTGTAACGCTCCCAGAGCTAGGCACTGAAGAACTTACAGGTCTTGTCATGGCATTATTAGGATTGGGGGCAGCTAGGTCATACGAAAAAGCCAAGGGCGTGGCAAGGAACAGTATGAAGCGATGAGGGTGATACTTAGTCTGTGTATTATTTTATTTTTAAATGGTTGCACAGTATTAACTGTAGGTGCTTCTATTATATCTTCTGCAATAGATCGATATGAAAAACACAAGATAGAAGAAAGATTAGAAGAACTTGAAAAAGAATGATACACTCTATAGAGGATAACTATTATGAAAGAAGGAAAAGTATGGGGAACAACAGAGAACATTTATTCTAATAGTTCTTTTGAGTTCCATCGTATTGAGTTTAAAAAAGATAGTGAATGTAGTAAACATAAACACCAGTACAAATGGAATGGGTTCTATGTATCTCAAGGGACATTGTTGATAAGAGTATGGAAAAATTCTTATGATCTAGTGGATCAAACAATTCTTAAAGCAGGAGACTTCACCAAAGTTAAACCTGGAGAGTACCATCAATTCAAAGGTCTTGACGATGGAGTAGCCTTTGAGTTATACTGGGCTGAATTTAATCATGATGATATTGAAAGGGAATCAATTGGAAAAGGACCAAGAGGGTACATTGAAGAAGACAACTCCTCTACATACGAAGGATTGGTACATAAAGTGGGCAGCTTCACTGATCCTATTAGTTGGAATGCTACTGACAAGCAATAATGTTTTTCCTATAAATCTATTCTTTCATGTAGTAGGTTTATCAGGATGGTTGATTGTAGCCATGATGTGGAATGACAGAGCTTTAATTATTATTAACTCTGTATCTATTGCTATCTTAACAAATGGATTAATACACCACTATGCCTCTTAATGCTAAACAAGAAAAGTTTGCACAAGCCTATGTGTTACACAGGAATGCAACAGAAGCTGCCAAGGCAGCAGGATATTCTGATAGGTCTGCCAATAATCAAGGTTATCGACTCCTTCAAATGGATGAGGTTACTGAGAGAATTGCAGACCTAGAGAATGAACTAGTCACTGACATTGATGTGGTAGATGAACTTGAATCTCAATACACATTTGCTGCTACTAATGGACATACTAACAGTGCTATCAAGGCTCTTGAGTTATTGTCTAGAGTCAGAGGTGCCAAGTCAGATAGGACTACGCATCTATCTACAGAGACAATAGAGAATGAGATCGTAGGTTACATGGAAGCTCTGGGTAAAGATAAGATAGATGATCTAATCAAGAAGTGTAAGTTTTAAGCTGCAAGGTTACTAAACTTTTTATTATATTCATCTTGCATACTTCCTTCATATGAATTTGTATCTCCAGACAGATAAGTCTGCATAACTTGGTAAACTCGACCTGCACTTGGAGCGTATTCTCCTCTTATAGCGCGTCCACGTATTGTCCTCATACCATCTGCAATGTAAGTATAGTTATCTTTAGTTTCAAAGTTGTAAATAACTTGTTTCTTTAGTTGTCCTTCAGCAGGTTCAACTCGCGTAATTTCTACTAGGTTATTATCAGGGCCAAGAACTGTGTCGCCTACATTTAACCACTGTACGATAGCTGCTGTTCCATCTTCCTTGATCATCCATTCAGTACCTGATACCATAGAATCATTTAGGTGCCATATTTCAGGATGAACATCAACAAGAAGAGATACAATTGGTTTGGCTTCTAAGGGAGTATTCCAACGCCTTGTCTTCTTAGTCTCTGGATAAGACATAACCATATCACCTATTTTTAAATCTTCAATATTGCGATATGTATTGTCGGCCATAAGTATTTGAGTTCCTGCAACCCAACAAGCAGTAGAGCCAGGATCATCACCAACATCACCACCTGCATCAGACCCACCATCAGGACCACCTGTAGGACCACTTGTGGGACCAGACTCTTCAGAAAAAGTTCCTGGAGGTGCTATGTCCAAGTCTATATTATAACCCATATCTTCAAGGTCTTCGGCATCCTCTGGCCCATCAAAATCACCTGGAATTGTACCAAAGGGACCTACAACATCAGTACTAAAAGGTACAGGTTCATCCTCAACTAATAAACTATAAAGTCCTTTTAGAGCCATAATAGGAAGAGCTAATACAGGAAAAGCTGCTGATAAAAATCCCAAACCTAGATTTACAGCCGCTTTAGTGGAGTCAAATGGCTTGCCCTCAAACATGTCTCTTGCTGCGTCCCATAGACCACCAACAATAGGAGGAGAAAATTTACCTGGAACAAAACTTGTGACGAAGTCTCTAGTACCAGCCCATAGTGCATCTTCTCCTTTTTCTAATGCCCAATCTACTGGGTTCTCTACAATTGCGTCAAATTTTGCTCCTATTCTATCTCCAACTTCGTCAGCTTTTCCTGATATAGCATCAAGACTAATATCAGGAGGTGTAAAATCAGGCGCATCTACAAATGGATCATCTGCTCCACCATCTACAGGAATCAAAGAAGAAATACCTCCTTGAGGCAAGCCTGGAGCTAACTGTTGAGGATTTTCTATCTGTCCTATATTAGTTGTAGTTTTAGGAATAGCTCTACCAAAAATATCAAACTCAGCTATCTGACCTATATCTAACTCTTGATTAGGCACACCACCTTCCTGCCTACGAACAGGAATAAAACCAGATAATCCAGATTGATTAATTGGCTGAGTAAACATTACTTATAGCTCCACACCCAAGGGCGAGGGTGAGTATCAGATGACATATCATCTAGGTGTATGAACCTACGCTCATGTGCGCCTCTCTGAGAGACTCCTATGCCTGTCATACCATGCTTTATAGCCAAGTATATAATGTCATAGGCCACCTCTCCCATTGCTGCCACATCTACAGCTTTACCATACACATGAGGAGAGTCTTTAACACCTCCTATGGCACTGTTATGTGCAGGATGGCGATAGCCTGATGTTATAATCATAGGTCTACCTAAATCTTCTCGTATCTTAATTAACTTTTCTAGGAAACCATCATCCATCTGACATTCATCAGTGCCTTTACATTTAAGTTCCTCTATAGAAAAGTATTCATTCTCTATCATCTTTAACTCCTGTATCTGGATGGCTCCCATTATGCATGTGGGATAATTTATCTGTATCTTTTTTAAGCTGTTCTATTTCTGTCTTCATTCTTTCCAAGCTACGATGTAACTGTTCTCTATTTTCAGGGGATAGGATAGCAGTCAGTACTCCTATCTTGTTTGCTGATACTTGTGTACTGATATTGTTCTTCTCTAGGTTATCAAAGAGATCATTAATATTCTTTTGCATTGCCTTAGAATCTTCTTCAAGCTCAATACACTTCTGTCTTGTAACAACAAAGCTTGTTATAACACTGATCAACATACCTCCCAGTGTTATTAGTAGTCTAGCATCTAGCTCCATTAATCTTCTTCTTTAAGATCATTAGCTAGAGATCGATTATTAAACTCTTTTTCAACCTGCACTAAAATATTTCTAAATACAGAAGGCCGCATCTGTTGACTACGTGGTCTATTTTTATTAGACTCTTTAATTTTTTTGATTAAAGCTTTACTATCAGATAATTTTGTAGGCATAAATCTATTCATAGCTAAGTATCTAGCTTGATTTTTAGACAGAGAAGAACCACGAACAATACTATCATTTAATAATAAATTATTAATTTGTGCAGGTTTTAAAAATGAACCATAAGATAATAATAAATCTTTCATCTGCTGTCTAGAATTAAACTCTGTGGATAACATTTCTTTATAAATATCTTTTATATCTTTTCCCACATCTGCATCTAAAGATAGTGTAGGAGTTCCTATTATAGCATTTATATCTTCCCTACCTTGCTTATAGGTTTTACTTTGCCCTCTGTCTAAGGTACTTATAGAATAAGCAAGTTGTTCTCTAGGTTTAAATTCTTCTGTCTTGACTCCTAAAGCCCAAGGTTCTAATGGGTTTACACCATAACGACTTAAATTTTCAAAGAGACTATAATTTTCTAATCTTTCTGGTTTTTCTCCAGGTAATCTAGGGCTTAATTTAGATTCAAGTATTGCTGCATTATATTTATTAGTATCTAAAACCCCAGCTTCAGCAGCAAGTTCTCTACTTATTTTAAACCATCCAGGTTCTTGAACTTTCATTACTTTTACAAACTTATCAAGAGTATCTTTATTACCAATACCTGTAACATCCATGGCTAAACTTCGTACAGCATCTGCAAACCCAATAGCACTTTCTGTTGCTAAAGATTCTCCTATGAAAGGTTGAAATAGTCTTTTAGATATTGTACTTATCGTATCCATAGTAGATTCTTCTACATCTCTACCACTTTGTACATCTAAAATAAAAGGCATAATTAAATCTAAAACATATTGATCAGGATTAATATAGCTCATGTTTTGATATGTAATTCTTCCATTCTTATCTTCAGATACAGCAAGAGCGCCATCTCTTGACCATTCAGGTAAAGTATTTCTAATAGCCTCAACGTATTTATCTGTCCCTTCTATTTTATTATACGCCCAAGTTCCAGCATAAGCACCTCCTGCAATAGTAGCTTGAGAAGCTAAACGCTGTAATCCTGTATTTACTAAAGCTTTATTTCCTGTGGCTAATCCTTCTTGTATTTCATTTCCTGACATTTTAAATAAGTTATATTTAGTTCTAAGATTCTCAGCAGGAAATGCTGCAAAGTTTCCTACAAAAGGAATACCTCTTAACTTTTCAATAATAGGAGGGATTCGAGAATATACAGGTACTAGATTCATAACTTTAGATACAGCCATTTCGTTTATAAGGTTAGTATCTAAGTTTTTTAAAGCTGTCTCTTGACCTGGAACTGCTGCACCTCCTCTAAAGGTTTGACTATATTCTTTTCTTTTCTGTCGTTTAACTTCGTCAGACATATTATCCCATATTTTTTGCGACCTACTTCTCTCTCTCATAAAAGCAGCTATTTTTGCTAAATCATCTGTACCCATATAAACTTTCTCAGCACCTTTTGAAAGTTGTTTAAGACCTGGAATTTTTTCTAAACCATTTTGACCAAATGTCAACATACCTACAGCAACTTCTCTAGCTGCCTTTTTTCCACTACTGCCTTGTAATTTATCTAAATCACCAAGTCGAGTAAATATTTGATTTAAATCAACTTGGCTACCCTTTAATCCTAAACGAGATACAGTATCCCACATGTCTTGCTTCTCTTTAGCAGAAGCTGTTGCAAAAAACTTCATGCCATCATAAATTCCTCTACCATTACCACTGGCAATAAGATATTGTGTGGCTCCCATAGCATTTCTTATATGAGCAATAGGATTATAAACAGTCTTACCTTTTTTCAATCCTCCTTGAACAGCACCAAAAATATTTATAAGCTCTCCTGCAAGTCCTTGGTCAGGGTTAATTCCCATTTTTTCTATATTAACTCTAGAATTATCAAATTGTTCTACTAAAGCTTTAACAGTTTTAGCATGATTTTTATCAATATAAACATCATCTAATCCTTTTAACATTTGAAATTTAGATAATGAAAAAGCTGCTTCGCTTGATGGGTTAATTTTTTCAGAACCTGCCTCACGTGTTTGACTTGTAACAAGTTTAACCATGTTCTCAGGAATTACATCTCCTTCAGGTATTTTTTTAGCTATCCCTCTTCCTAATAAACTTTCAGCTAAAGAAGAAGCAAGTCTCATTTGTTTAGAAGATTCAACAATACCTTTAGCTGTTTCTAAAGCACGAACAGCAGGTTTATTATTATAACCCCAAATAGTTTTAACAACTTCAGGAATTTCTGTTTGACGTTTAATTAATGGACCTAATGTTCTTCTACGATTTATCACAGAACCATATTGATTCTCTGCAAACTCTTCAACTTTTTTATCTATATCAATACCAGCTATAATTTTTCCTTCATTATTTAATATTCCTGCTTTCTTACCATACTCTGGGTCTGACTTTAATAGAGCTTTTAAATCTCTTAGTATATCAGGATTTTTTCTTTTAAAATCTTCAAAAGGTTCTCTTGAAGAAGATGTAAATTTATCATAAATATCCCTAGCATAAGGTTTATCTTTATTATATTTATACTGTGATTTAATCTTATCATTGATAAACTTACCAGCACCTGCAATATCTTGAAGTTGTCTAGTAATATTAGCCCATTCTTTTATACTTTCACTCATCTCTGGGCTACGATCTTTAATTAGTTTTAAAGCACCTTTGTCACCTTCCAAAGCTTTATTTAATAAATCAGTATCGGTTTTAGAAGAGAAATTAGTTTTAATTTCTTTATCCATCTTAGCTGTTAGCTTTTCTACAGCCTCTTCTAAAGGTTGTGTCCTACCTGTGGTTAGTTCTGCAACACGCATAATACCTTCATCTAATTGTGGAGTGGGTATTATATTATTTTTAAGTGTGTTCGTTACTCTGTTAATTCTATCTGCCCCAATAAGTTTATTGGCGATAGGCTTAACTAAAGATTCTTTAGTAAGATTAAAAATAGGTTTAACTGCAAAATCACTAACTGCTCTTCCTGTTATGCCTACAACAGGAGCAGATACCGTTCCAATACCAGCATGTAAAGCTATATCTCCATAGTCTTTTTCAGTACGCTTTCCTGTGGCTATTTCTACATCTTGAGATATATCTTCTTGGACCCCTGAACCTGTTCCAGCTATTGATCCTTCTAAAGCATAAACTTTCAGTGCTTGTTTACTTACAAGTGTTTTTAATTTGCTTGAAATAGCTTCTTTAAGACCTAATTTAGCAGCTTCTTTAGCTGCAAAACCAGCAGCACCTCCTCCACCAAAAGTAAAAAATGCAGCAGCAACTGATGCAATATTAGCAGGATCAGTTATAGCAGCTTTAATATAATCAGTAGTTGCATCCCATTTAGGTGCAGAACCCTCTCCAAAATTAGGAACAGCATCAATTTGATCAACTGCGTATTGATAAGCATTTAACATCGCAGGACTAAAGTCGTTTAGAATATCATCTGCTTGTCCAATAGTTGCCCCTAGATTAGCATTAAACCATCTACGTTTAGTTAAAAATGTATCAATAATTTCTTCAGGGTCTTTAGATGTATTTTCACCTAACCCACGTAAAGTATGATAAGCAGCATTTAAAAACAGAGGATTAGTTTTTAAATTTTCATACGTTGGTTTTTGTTTATCCATTAAAATATCCTATTTCTAATTACTAAATCTAGGGTTTAGGGTTCTGCTATTAAATACATCTTTTGCTGTTTCTTCGTCTCCTGCTATAGCACCTTCCACTTCATTAAGACTTGCTATATTTTTACCCAAGTCAGAAGCAAGTAATACTTTATTAATATCATCGTCACTCATCTTTGCTATACGCATTTGCTGCACAGCATACTCACTATATCCTGTTATAAGACTATCTTTAAAGTGTTCATCTTTTAATAAATCTGTAAACGCTTTAGTTTCATCTAAGTCAACCTTTCTAACATTAAGATCAAATTGATTCTTTTTTAACTTGTAATCTCTATCTTCCTCTTTTATTTTTCTTAATGCTTTTTTATTTGCTAAGTCTAACTCTTTACGTGCTATATCTCTTCTAGTTTTATCTTTTATTTTTTCAATCTCAATGCTTTTCTTTCTGTAATCCATAAGACTGTCTACTTCTTCTCTTTTAATATCTACTTTTCTATCTTCTCTATCAGCTTGTCTACTCTTAGTAGTAAAGTCTAATCTTTGTATTTCTCGCGCTACATCTTCTTCAGCACGTTGTCCTGTACGACTAATATCTGCTAACATTGCGTCAAGTTTAGCATCTTCCTCTCTTTCTTCAAGAGTTCTATATTCTTTTTCTAAAGCCTGTGTCCTACCTTCAATTTCTTTAGATGCTGCTGGAAGATTTAATCCTCCAAACATTCCAAGATCACGATGATCTCCACTTGCAGGCATGTCTGCCGTTCGAGCTAATCCTGCAAAAAACTTCATTAGATAACTGTTACGATCTTCAAGCCTAGCTTTTCTAGCAGCAACTAAATCAGCTTGTTCTTTTCTTAACGCTTCTCTATCTAAATCTTGTTTCGCTCTTGCAACTGTAATACCTGACAGCACACGATCAAACCTATTACCAGGAGTATTTTGTTGTCCTTCATAAGGTATACCACCATTTTGCCTACGAATAAGAGGAACAAGCCCACCTTCTCTACGAGAAACAACACCACCATGTCGCTTCGCAGTCTTTCCACCTAGCTGACCAAATAGATTACCCACTCCTGTTCCTACAGCACCTACTCCAGAAGCTAGAGTAGCAAAAGGAGAGGGTCCAAAGGTAGTAGGATTCTGCCTAACTTCTTGTCTTAGATTAGGAAAGCCAAATGCTGCTCCTTGCATTCTGTCAAGAACCTGTTCAGGAAATGCTTGTTCTTCCAGAAACTCTTTATATAGCTCATCAAGTGCAGACTGAGTTTGCTGTTGTTGTACAGCACCTACTTTTTCTAGACCCTGTAGTTCTCTAGTCTGCTGACCTAGTTGAGCAGGGGATAGTCCCATCAAGGCTGTAGCTTCTCCACGTTCTCTAGCCTTCTGTTGTTCAAAAGCCTTTAGTCCTGTATTGTAAGCTGACTGTGATCCCTTGGCTTGAATATCTCCCAGAAGTTGTTGCTGACCTCTCATAGCTTCTGCTTCTAAGATAGCTCCTCTACTACCACCAAACGATCCTGCTCCTATCTGAG